CCTTAATGAAATTATAGTAAATTTTAATATTTTCGTGTATTGTATTTGTGCTTGTAAAGTTCCCCAGATTAGGGGTGTAAGTGCTATCACAACTTTCGTTGTTTGTAATGTCTTGTAGATTGTTCATATAAACCTGATTCATCTGTTAATAACTATTGTATATATCTAAAAAGTTTGTTAAATAACTTTATCTTTGTGTTAATTTTTTGTTTATAATTGCTTAGTTTAGTAACTACTTTATTTCTGAGTATATCATTATAAAGCAACTATCTGTATGATACAACTCATGAACGTAATTTCTTTATCAACTACTAAGGCATCTTTGTGTTGTGATTCTGATAAAATCAGTATAATATTAGAAGTATTAGAACTCCCATATTCATCAACCTTCTCATATAAGAATGTATATAGTTCTGTGAAATCTTGTATTCTTGCATCAGCAACAGCCTGTCTGATATTTTTCCATTTGTTTGGTTTTGAATCACTTCCTTTAAGTATATCAACTACCTTTGATTTGATATCTGAATCGATTACAGATGTTGTATCAAGTTTTAATTCTCCTTTGGTAGAATTTAACTGACAAGTATTAATAATCTTTCTAATATCAGGATATGAACTATCAATGATAGGTACAAGGTCTGTTGGTTTGAATTGAACTTGCTCCTTACCCAAAATTTGTGAGATTTGTACTGCCACTTCTTTTTTAGATGGAGGAACAATCTGAAATGTTTGACATCTACTTTGAATCGGGTCAATAACCTTCTCAACATAATTACAAGTTAGAATAAATCTACAATGTTTTGAGAATGTTTCCATCAAGTTTCTAAGGATTGCTTGTGCATTTGGTGTCATGTAATCAAACTCGTCTAATATTACCACCTTCATATCCTTAAAACCAACTGTTGATGCAAATCCTTTTACTTTGTTTCTAACAGTATCTACATTGTTCTCATCAGATGCATTTATAATAATATGGTCACAATTAATTGAGTTAACAATTAACTTTGCTAAAGTTGTTTTACCTGTACCTGCCTTACCAAAAAATAAAAGGTGAGGTACATCTCCACTTTGAAGATAATCACTTACCTTTTGTTTAAGATGTTCGTTACCAACATATTCTGTTAGTTTACGAGGCCTATATTTTTCAACCCATAAAGAGTTGTTTACCTCTTGATTTGTTGTATCTTCAAAGAATCCCATATTAGAATGATGAGTTTTTTACTTCCTTACAGAACTCTGATAATCTTTCTAACTTTTCAATTAGAGATTCTTTTCTATTTCTATCGATATTACCACTATTCATTTCACCGATAATATCTTGTAATGATGATGCTACAATTAGTAACCCATCTTCTTTTGAGTTTAGAAAATTATCTGAGATTCTAAACTTCTTTGCAATTTCTTGTAAATTTGCCATAATTTAATTTTTTTTGTGGAACACGAAAATCGGTTCGAATTTATATTGTTTACCTTCAAACTCTACTGCGTTTTTGATACCACTTTTGGAAGGGTCTAATCCAACCATTCTGGTCATTAACATTTTGAGTTTACCTTTGTACTCACATCCTAACTCTTCCAATATATCAATTGAATCTTGTTCAAGTGGATAGTAAGTAGATTCGCCGATTTTAATATCGGCTATATTCCATAGAATATATCTATCATTTTTAAGATACTCATAAATTGTTGTTAGAGTAGGTCTTAAAAAGTTATCTCTCCAATCTTCATACTCACCATATGCTTTGAACGATTGGTTCTCATCTTGTGAATATTGTTCTCTATTAAAGTAAGGAGGTGAAGTAAATGAAATATCTAATTTACCTTTATACTTTTGAAACTTTGGATTGTTTGAGATTAGTTCTGAACCATCTTGGAATAGTTCATATGTATTACCTTGTTTTTCTACATTAAAGAATGATGTAAGTTTGTCTGAGAAATCATCTACACAATTATCATTATAGAACTTAGCCATGTACTCATAACGAGAAATACCTTCTTCATCTAAGAAGTTATCAGGATTAGGGTCTGTACCAACATAGTGAATTTTCTTACGAGAACTCATTGCTCCAAGTATCCTACCACCCCATCCACTTGATGAATCATAAATATGTAATGGTTCATCTGTATCGATATGATTAGTATAGTTTTCGTAAATCCACTTTGCAGTTAATGCAGGGAAGTTTACAGCAGGTTGTCCACAAGATAATCTAAATACTTGTAATATCTTTGGAAAGATACCTGAATCCTTTTCATACCAACGTATTTGATATGCGTAATTTTGAGTATTACCTGTATCAGATGTATGTGATTCTTCTATACGATTGATATTAGATAATTGAATATCTGATAAGTATCCATCATCTTTGAGTTGTTGTACTTGTTCTGCTTTTAGATAAAGATTTTTAGTACCAATATACTCTTCGTTAAAAGTACCATAATTTTCAAGAGTTCTTGTATTTACTTTTGAAATCCAAATACCTAAATCAGAATATTTACCATTAAATACCTTACCATCGTGTACATCTTTGATAAAATCAATAGCACCTTGTCCATTCCAAAATGGATTCTCATCTTTTTTATCTACAACAGAACGAGACCACGAGTACATTGAATCTCTTTTAACTGCTCGTTTCATTATATGAACAAACTTATCTTCCATTGTTGGGTCTGAAAAGTGGTCATAAATAGATAAACCATTATCAGCAGATTTACCAATTGAAATCTTAGTTTTTAACATTGTAGGAAAAAACTGATTTACTACTGATGCATCTTTATTAAAGTTTTTAATGATACCCAATGATTCATCATCACCACTTAAATCCTTTTCCCAATAATTTGCTGGGTTAGATTTAAGTTTCTTGAACTTTTCAATAATACCATCTTCATCTCTACCAATTACTGGTGGAGTACCTCGTTCATCCCATTGTTCAGTAACCTCTTTACGAAGTAAACGAGCCCAAGACACAAACTCATCATCGGTCATTTCTAACAACTGATGATATGTTCTATTGGAATTAAACTCGGAAAACTTACTTCTTTCGTAAAAGTGTTTGTTACTCATTAAGATTGAATTTCTACAAGATAATAATTAGATTCGTAGTTATCGATTGAAAAAGAAATATGTGCCAATCCTTGTGATGAAATCTTTAAGGTAGCATCTGTTGCTTCTTTGTTTGCAACTAGTATCTCTTTTAAGTATGTTGCCGAAAAAGAAATGGGTTTTACATCACCCTCACAAGTACAATCAACATCAATGTTAATTCTGTTTGTGTTAATATTTGAATAACCTAATACAATAGTTCCTTTGTTATCTTTACAAGTAAACGTAAAGTTGTTCTCATCTTGTAAAGCACCCTTTGCTTTGATAAACTTTGAAATAAAGTTTGAATCTAATTTAATCTCACTATCAAAGTTTGGTAATTGTTTCAAATCTGGTACATTAGGAATAACTGATAAATCAGCTAACATATAATTTACATTTGTTGAACCATCTTTGAATTTCAAAGAAACTGGCTTACCATCGATATCATTAATAGTGAAATCTACATCACTTCCAAGTACTGATAACATTTTTGTTAGTTTGGTTGTATCATATACACCAAATTCTGAATTAGTTCCTTCGAACTCTTTCATACTTACACTTCCTAAAACCGATTTATCATCAGAGATGAAAGAAGTAGTTAGAGAACCATCTTTAGATTCCCACTTTACAGATTCTACTAAACCTGCGAGGTTGTATTTTGATACAAACCTATTTAATGATTGTTTTTCCATTGTTTTTATTTACTATTATAATTTATATTTGTACAAATATACGAAATTTATTTGAAACTACCAAGTCTTTTCGTATTTATTTACATTCCTGGCATTTGCATCACAGGAAATTGTGGTTTTTCTTCTGGCTTATCCACTACCATACATTCTGTTGTTAAAATCATTGATGCTACTGAAGCAGCATTTTCGATAGCAGTTCTTGTTACTTTCTTTGGGTCAATGATACCCGCTTCGAACATATCAACAAATTCTTCGTTCTTTGCATCATAACCACCACCATTCTGTTTGATGTATTCTAAAATAGAACCTTCAGTTACACCACAGTTTTTAAGAATCTGAGAGATTGGTGAAGCTAGTGCCTCTATTATTATATTATATCCAATACAAAAAGAGTTACTTCCTTCACATGGAATATCTGCAAGAACATCTTGAATCTTAAGTAATGCAATACCACCACCTTCAACAATACCTTCTTCGATACCAGCTCGTGTTGCATGAAGTGCATCATCTACTCTATCTTTCTTTTCTTTCATCTCAACTTCAGAACCAGCACCTATATAAAGTACTGCAACTCCACCACTTAGTTTGGCTAATCTTTCTTGAAGTTTTTCTTTATCGTAATCTGAATCAGAGTTTTCTATCTGAGTTTTCATTTGTTCGATTCTTGATTTGATATCATCAGAGTTACCACCACCATTTACAATTGTAGTATTATCTTTACCGATTGTAACCTTTTCTGCAGAACCTAATGAATCAATAGTTGCATCTTCTAGTTTTAATCCAAGTTCTGATGATATAAATTGTCCACCAGTCAAGATGGATATATCTTCCATCATTCTTTGTTTTCTATCACCGAATGCAGGTGCCTTAACAGCACATACTTTAAGAGTTCCTCTTAATTTATTTACTACAAGTGTTCCGAGGAGTTCTCCTTCAACATCATCTGCAATAACAAGAATAGGTCTATTCTCACCAGATGTTGCTTCTAGTAAATGAAGTATATCATTCATAGATGATAACTTACCATCATATAATAGGATGTATGGATTTTCTAGTTCACAAGTCATTTTTTCTGCATCAGTAACAAAGTGAGCTGATTGATATCCTCTATCAAATTGCATACCTTCTACAATATCCATATAAGTTTCAATACCTTTTGATTCTTCAACTGTGATTACACCATCAGTTCCAACCTTTTGGAATGCATCAGCGATAAGTTCACCAATTACAGTATCATTGTTTGCTGATATTGTAGCAATTTGTTTAATCTTATCATAATCAGAACCAACAACAATTGCTTGTTTACCTAGTTCTTCTGTTATGATACCAATCGCCCTTTCAATACCTTTTTTAAGTTCCATAGGATTTGCACCATTTTCAACTGATTCGAATCCTAATCTTGCTATCTCTTGAGCAAGAACAGTTGCAGTTGTTGTACCATCTCCTGCCTCATCAGCAGTTTTGGATGCAACTTCTTTAACTAATTGAGCTCCCATGTTTTCAAACACATCGTCTAACTCAATTTCTTTTGCAACTGATACACCATCTTTTGTAATATGAGGTGTTCCACTTTGTTTCTGTAAAAGAACATTCCTACCTTTTGGTCCTAATGTAACCTTTACTGCATCTGCAAGAGTATCTAATCCATTCTTAAGGGATTCTCTTGCTTGTACATCAAATTTTAATTGTTTTGCCATTTCTACTTTTGTTTATTATATTATAATTCATTTATTATACCATGTGGTATTATACCGACACATTGTCATGTTAGAAGTTAAAGAACTTTTCAGCAGTTCTTTGTTCACTAATTACTTCACCCCAACCAACTGCATCAAAGAAATCTTGAAGTTTATGTCCTAATTCTCTTTCGAAGATTTTGTTGTGGTCAATGTAAGTAGCTAAAAACTCTTCTATTTCTGGTGGGTCATTGTAACCTGTAAATGCCAACCCATCTATTCCTAATGGATTATCTTTAAGATATACCCATTTTACTTTATCACCATTTTTTAGTGGTTCATATTTGAAAGGAGCTTTGAAATGTTTCAAACAATCATTATATAAAATAGATGCTTTAACATGAGCAGGTGTTCCTTTCATCATAGAGAATCGTTCTCTCTTACCTTTCGGCATATACTTCTTAAGATTCTTTACCGCTGAGTTCTTTGCAATCTCAGATGTTGGTCTGTTTATCATATTCTTTTTGAAATCTAAAACATAATCTGAAATCTCTTCTTCGGTTTTACCTTTTAGAATATCAATCAAAACTGTACCCATACATTCTTGGAATGCTTTTGGGAATGATGAACGTTTAACATCTAATCCCTTTACATCCAACTTATCAACAGGTACACCATTATCTGATATAATCCATTGTGCATATCTTTTCTTAGCAATCCACAATCCTGCTTTTGCAACATACTCCTTCTTAATCTCTAATCTATGTTTATCTTTATCAACATTCAAAACTTTTGTTGATAAGATATCATAGAAATCATTAAGGTAATCTTGCATCTCTTCTGCAATATCATTTACATAACCAGCAATTGTATCTTGGTCTTGTTCCTTCCAATTAGGAATTCGTTTATCCATTAAAGGAACTGCCGAGAAGAATACAGAATCAGTATCGATGTATATGTTAGAATCCAAATCAGGATTACCAAGTTCCTTGTTGTACTTGATGTTAGCCATATCAGCAGTTGATTTAATAACTGTCTGTCCTGTCGTGGTAACAGCGGTAGCATTATCAACATCATAGAACCGAAAGGCAGGAAGCCCAAGCACACCATATAAAGAGTTAAGTAAAATCTTCTGAACCAACTGACGTTTGTGAAAGAAGGCATATTTTTCTTTGTTTCCTGCTTTTCCATATTTTTTCATTTCATCTTTATACTCAACTCGTTTTTGAAACCACAAGTCAAGAATACCAGGTATACATCCAACTGAATCTGTTCTGTAAAGAACACCATTAGATGCTACTGAGAATTTAGATTGTTCTAAATATTGTTTTAGATTATCTTTTGTAATTGTGTCCTCACCAATGTAGTAAGTATCTACCTCACCTTTAACAAACTTATTTGCATCCCAATCTTGAATCTTACCAATTTTGGTTTCAGGTGAGATGTTCAAAGTCATAATAATTGATGGATATAGTGAAGTTAAATCTAAATCATATATCCAATCATACTTACCAACGATTGGTGATTTAACATATGCTCCAATAAACTTTTCTTCATTGTTATCTCGAATGGCTTGCATTCGTTCTTGTCTATCCGCTGGTTTATTTGGTGCAACTAAGTTTCTTCTTCTTAGATAAGTTAACATCGCTCCTTCTAGATACTTTGATGAGTAAACAAAATCTTCATATGGTACATGACCAGCATGACAAATACCTCTACATAAATCAATGAACTGAAGTTTCTTATCAAAATCTACAACAAGTTCAACATCCACTAAGTTATACTCAATAAACTTTTCAATATCATCTCTGAATAATTGGTCTAAGTTACCTTGGTATTCAATCTTACCTCTACCCAATTCTATTTGTGCAACTGTATCTAATCGATAGTTTGGAAGTTCACCATAGTTGTAAATCTTATAAAGAGTGATATAATCTAAATAAGATACACCAGCCATAAAATATCTTTTTCTATAAGGTGACCAGAAACATTGTCCTATTGGTGATAATCTATTTGCTTGTCTTTCACCTAACAATCTTTTGATTCTGTTGTATAACATTGGTGTATCAAAGAAATCAATATTCCAACCTGTAACAATAGATGGATTAATCATTTCATATAACTCCAAATACTTCATTAACATATCTCTTTCATCTTGGAATGGAAGAACAATACACTTATCGGTAGTTTTTTCTTTCATACCACCCTCCTTATCAACAACTAATACCCAATATTGGTTAGTGGCAGAATCATGAAGTGCAATAGAAGTAAGTTCATTCTTAGCCTCTTCAGGATTAGGTAATCCACTCAACATCTCACACTCAATATCGTATGTGAGTACAACATGGCCTGTTGATACATCATCTGTTTCGGAATATAAATCTACTAAAGCTCTTGTAGTTTCGGGTACATCTGATTCAAATAAATCAGGGTCATCCTTCTTAAACTTATAAACCTTGGTTAAGGTATCACCATAAATAGATTTATGCTCACCCCTTTGAACCTTCTCATAAGCATAACGAGTATATGGAAATGAAGAATATCCCCTCTGGTCATCCCAAAGGTGAATTAAATTTCTCTCTCTCTGATAGTATATATTCTTATACATTAAATTAACTCCATTTAGTTTTTAGTTTCTTAAACTTCTCTATTTGTTTATCATAAAATACAGGAACTTCTGATTCAAGTATTTCCAACCAAGCTTCTTTACCCATATCTGTAAACACTAAATCTTTATTAGCATTTTTAATTTGTAATTGTCCTCTTCCTAATCCTCCAATACCTAATATACTCCAATCTAATTCCCAAATATATTTTACTTTAACATCTTCTATATTAAGATTACCATTTTTACGAGTATAATCAACAAAAAGATAAGATAGTGTTTTGGTATCATCTTCTAGTAATGGTTTAAGTTTATCAACTGATATAAGGTTTGGCATTGAGAATCCTTCTTCTTCTTGAATAAAGTGAGTTTTTACATCAATATAATCATCATATACTTTATCTGCTTTGTTTTCAAATATTGTAAAATCTTCTGTTGATTTCTTTGAACGAGGTTCTTGATAGTTATTTGGTAAATTACTTTTAACTATTTCCTTACAATCATTCTCAATCTTATCACCAACTGAACGTTGTTCAAATTGGTCATCTAAACTAAAACCTTTTAAGTTCTTTTTAACTAAATTTTGTAGTTCTAAATTTGTCATATCATCTCTTATTTACTATGTAAATATACGAAAAATAACTGATAAATCCAAGCTTTTTTACTATAAAGTTCTTGTAAATAGTGATTTAGTTTTCAATGTATGAGTTGTATTAGAATGAACACCATCGTGTAGTTCAAAAAGAATACAAGTATCATTATCTAAATCTTCTTTCATAATAAAATAATTTCTCCAAATATAACCACTTTTTCTAAAGTTACCATGGGCCATTCCATGATATAATTTTTTGAAATCATAAATTTCCTCTTTTAGATTTTTAGTATCGAAAATTTCGGAGTAAGTATTATAATCAAAAGTCTTTCTTTCTTTTCTAGATGTTGTATATGAGTCATCTAAAATTTCTTTATCTAACATTGCTAAAGATGAAATACTACCTTTCCAAATAGCATTCATAGGTTTTTCAATAGTTTTAGATTTAGCTTTGTGAGTTGAGTGTGTTGATAACTTAGTAATATCACTTTCACTAAAAAATACTTTACCTTCTTTATAGATACCATTCCACATATCAACATACTGTTGTAAAACATCTTTATGAGAGAAAATAGTTATATCAGGAATTTCATTTGAAAATCTCTCTCCACTCATTCTACCTGGTGTTCCTTGAGCACAAGATGATACAACCTCATTAGTTTCATAAGCAGTTCGTAAATGTCCACCTAATTTTAAGTCATTCTGAAAAGAAATTGAAGCTGATAATCCACTTATATGTAGTATAATTACATCTCCATAATATGCCTGATATTGAGCTTCTTCAAAAATCTTTAATAAATTTCTTTTACTTGTATCATACATTTTGAAAACCTTAAAGTTATCAAATTTAGAATCTGATTTTAAGTTTTTATAAACTTTATCTGCAAGTGTTATAGAAGTCTTATCTTCTTTATCACGAAGTGAAACTCGAATGGTTGATAATCCTGATTTAATATTATGTTTTTCGATAATTTTATTTTTAACCACTACTGGAATCTTGCCAGTTTTTTTATCAATTTCTAATGAGTTTTCTTTAATATCAATAATCTGATTGTTTTTCATCATATCACATATTCCATAATATCTCTTACCATCTCTTTCTTCTGGCAACATTCCAAAATGTTTAATGTTAGCTCCTTCTTTTTTAAGCTCAGTATTAATCATATCAGAAACAAGTAACGAAAAGTTAGTTGCTCCTACGAGTATGATATGCATCCCAAGTTTAGAACTTAATAACTTACTAATAACTCTATGTAGTCTACCATTTTCACCTACACCATAATCACCCTCATCAATTATAAATAACTTACCAAATAAATCATTATACTTTTCTGCTGGTATATTATCTAAATCGTAAAGTTTTATTGTTTTTACAAATCCAGATATTCTTTGTTTAAGTTGATTGTTTTCTGCTTTTTGTGATAAAGTTGTTGTTAGAATAATTTGTTGTTTACTTGCACGCCATACCCGACCACATATTTCATTTATCAACCAGGTTTTACCTGATTGAGTTTCTCCATGTATTACTGTAATACCTCCTCCACTAAATGGTGGGAAACTATTATGTCTTTCTTCAACTCGATTAATTATGTCAGATTTAGGTAGAACATCTACATTGATTGATTCTAAATTGTTACTTATTACTTTCATATTAAAATTAAATTATTTTCCTACATTCCAAAAAAGGGCTCCTTCAGAAGCATGTTCTTTTATAAATTCCCAAGCTTTACTATCATATGTAAGTGAAGATGGGAATGGAGGTCTTTCTGGTTCTTTACATTCTTGATTGAATTTGTATTTCGATAAGAATGTTTCAGCTCTACCTCTTTCTCTTTCTGTTGTGTTATGACCTATTCTAACTCCATATACTTTTGCATCTGGCCAAGCAAGTTGTAATCCTCTAGATAATACTCCACTACTCATTACAGTCCAAACCTCTTTAGGAGGTTCTATATCAAGTGAGAGAGCAGTATTTTTCATTGCCTCTATTATTATCGGATGGTCACCACCGAAAGGAATCAATTGAGAACCTTCATTTTCTTCAACATAATATCTGGCTTTAGCCTGAATGTTAGTTAGATATCCCATTGGTACTTCAATAATGTTACAACCTAAACGAATTGATTCGGTTGTTAACCAATTGTGTTTTCCTTTTGGAACAGTTACAGTTGCCTTTCTATCCAAATCATGACAAGCATATGCTAATGATAATTGTGCATATCCTTCTCTTGGTGAGGCATAAACCCATTCTTTTACATCAGGAAATGATTCAACGAATACGTTGAATGCTCTTCTCTTAGTACCACCATCTAATAAATCATCTCGTACTACTCTTATACCATCGTGTTCTTTGATGATAGGTTTAGGTAATTTAATGGATGATTCTCCAACTGATTTGAAATCAAAAAACTCTAACTGTTTCAAATGTGTGTCCAAGTTTTATTCTTAACTATTTGTTCTACGTTCCACTTACTTACCTTAAAGTTACGAGCAATAACATTAGCAGAGAATCCTTGTTTGTGTAATTCTCTTATTTTCATTACTTGTTCGTTTGTAAGTTTAGCAGATGGATGAGATTCTCCTCTCAACCTATTACTGAAAAACCATAGTTCTTCTATGTTCATTAAAATGGTTTTCTTTGGTCATCTCGTTCAATCAAAGTACTCATGTGGTCTGCAAAGTGTAGAACATGACCGATGTTACTTCGTTGTGCCTTCTTAATATCAAAGGTCTTTAGATACTTCATATTATCTTCATCATAAATACCATCAGTAAGTTTGATTCCAAAGAATTCCTTTTCTGTGTATTTTATATCATATTGAGATAATAGATAGAACGTTCTATCAGTATGAGTCATATAACTAATATCATCGTTCCAAGTATAAACTTCTCCACGATTTTTTACATGCCAATCTGATGTTTGTTTTTTATAGGCCATATGACCCTTCTCACCCAACTTTCCCAAATCGTGATGAAATGCTGAAAATAATAATTCTTCTTGAGTGAAATCTACAATACCACCCGCTTCTTTATAGAGTTTCATCATACGAAGTGAATTTCTTGCCACATTCATAACATGGTCAAGATAACCACCTTCGTAAGCATTGTGGTAGTTTACATTTCCACTCGCTGGAGATAACATTAGGTTTGGTCCTAATTCTTCCATCGAGTACATATGGAGTAATTTATCTAATCGTTCTCCATCAAACGATTTCTTTAACGCCTCGATAAACTTGTTATAGTTTTCTTCGAGTTGTTTTTCGTTGTAACGATTCATAACTTATTGTTTTATAGTTTATATTCTTTCGATTGGTATAGTTATCAGATGATAATCATCGTAATGTGGATGTTTGTTGGTAAAATCTACTCTAGATTCAATCTTAAGTTTGAAAGCCATTTCAGTTTCAACATAAAACAGTTCTTGAGAACCATCAACACTAACCAATTTTTTACTTTTACTCATCGGAACTTTTGGAGTTCCATGAATTTTAACTTCTTTATCGTCATCGTGGACGAATTTTATTGATGCCATATATTGTATTATTTTTATTTACTATGTAAATATACGAAAAAAAATCGAGAATTCCTAATTTTTTCTTAGTTTTTTAATTCATTGAGTGCATTTGTGTATGCCATCTCTGATTGTAAACCTGCAAATCTATGTATTTCTTCTCCATTTTTTTCAATAATAACAGTTGGTACAGACCTAACATAGTACTTCTGTGCTATTTCATACTGTGATTCGATATCAATATTTTGAAAATCAATATCACTAAAATTACCTTTAACTTGTTCCATAATTGGTGTTAACATTTTACATGGGCCGCACCAATCAGCATAAAATTTCTTAACTTGAATCATTATTTTTCTCCTATTTAATTAATTTAACCATCACACGCAACACAATCGGGGTCAACCGCTCTTGTTGCTATATCACCTCTAAGAACTGATTCAGTTCTCATATAATACAACGTTTTAATTCCTTGTTTCCAAGCTTCCATAGTTACTTGGTTAATCCATTTCGGTGATGCAATGGAAGGGAATGCTAAATTTAATGAAACTCCTTGGTCAATATACTGTTGTCTAATACCAGCCTGTTTAACTAAGTCCATTTGATTAATTTCTTTGAAAGTTCTGAAAACATCTTTTACAGGATAAATCTTATCTCTATCTCCATTAGTAACTTCTTCACAAAGTATCATTTTACTATCCAAGTAACACCACTTATCAAGTTCTTTGATATCTTGTACCGAACCACCATCTTCCATTATCTTATCCCAAGTTTCTTTGTTATTGATACCTGCTTTTCTTAAAACCTTTACCAACTCAGTATTTTTTCTAATGAAAGTTCCTTTTGCAGTTTGTTCAGTAAATACATTCGCTGCCCATGGTTCAATACCAGCAGATACGTTTCCTGCTAATTTAGAGTTACTAACTGTTGGAGCAACTGCTCTTAAGTGAGTATTTCTAAATCCACTTTCTCTACACCAAAGAGGTTCACCATATTCTGTTGCTAAATCTCTTGATGCTCTTTCTGATTCTATCTTTAACTGAGAAAAAATCTTACGAGTTTCAAATTGAGCCTCCATACCTTCAAATGGAATACCATTTTGTTGTAGGTAAGTGTGCCATCCTAAAACTCCTAATCCTAATGCTCTACCCTTTTCAGCAGATGCAACAGAGTTTTCGAATCCTCTCATGTTTTTTGCTTTCTGAATGAACTCTGAAAGTACTCCATCCAAGAACCAAGTTGCCGTATAAACTAAATCAGTATCTTTCCACTCATTGTACTTAGCAAGATTTACTGATGATAAACAACAAACAAATGAATGATTCTCATCTGTGTGTAATGTAATCTCGGAACATATATTTGTCATATGAACTTTCAATCCATTCTTTTTGTACATCTCAGGATTATTCTTATTAACATTTCCTTTGTACATGATGTATGGTTCACCAGTTGCTTTTCTTTTTTGTAGTAGTTTGCCCCACTTTCTTCTTGCATCAGGTTCTCCATCTTGAAGTTTTCTCATAAACTTA